ATATTCCATTGATATATTGTAATGCTCTATCCTCAGATGTTCGATGTTTCAGAGCGTTTTTGTTTTCTTTATCACCCAATGGGTCTCTACCAAATGGAGATTTATCTTTACCATANGTATTTCCTTCTCTTGGTCTTCCACCTTTNTTAGNNAATTCAGTTTTTATATTTTCTAAACTTTCTTCAACATCAGTTGGTTCGGGTGCTTGAGCNGGGTCATTACCTTCGTTCTCAATAGAAGAGAATCTGAATTTATCTTTAATATCATTAAGAACCTTAACTCTCTCTTCGTTTTGGTCACCATCAGACATTTTAAAGATATTTTGGTAAATCCAATCTTTAGATAACATATTTAATGATTGCATATCNGTTGCNAATCTAACTTTTTCACTCCACAAGTTTACTTTTTCTTGTTCGTAGATAGTTGATGGGTTAACTAATTGTAATTCGAAGTTAGTCATTTCNGAATCCGTTATACCTTGTGCGTATAANTGAACGATTGCAATTTTAGATAATTCTGAAACTACTGTCCTTTGGATTCTTTCAATTGTTCTTGCAAATCTTACATCTTCTGCTGCAAGGGTTGCTTTACCATTTACATTTTCATCATATCCCAAATATGCTTTTGGAATTTTAAGNGCNGCAAATAATTTAGATTTTAAGTATTCAATATCATCAATTGCAGCATAATCTAATCCTGCAAGGTTTTCAATTGAAGTTCCACTATCACCTCCCCTAACAGGTAAGAAGAAATCTTCCGTTAAGTTNTGCATGTTNTATTTTAAGTTGTAATCACCACTATTTTTATCAACGAAAGGAACTTTCTTCATTTTNTTGATAATTCTTTGCATGTAATTATCTACTTCGGTTGGTGGGATGTTACCGATATCAATTTTGAACACTCTTTTTTCAGGTGCTCTCATAATTCTATGGATTAACATTGCATCTTCCATTAAAGATAATTGTTTCCACAATCTTCTACCATTCTCAATCATTGATTTACCATATGGCAACCAGTTTGTATCTGCTAATAAACGGAAATGTGCAATTTCGTAGTTTTCGTATTCTACTTTACCATTTGGGTCTTCAGTAACTTTAAACTTAACCACATTTGGATTATTAGGGTCTGTTCCTTCTAATCTTTCAGTATTATAGACTGAATGGGGTGTTACATTTACAATACCTTTACCTTCTGCAATTTCTAATCCTAAAAAGAAATCACCATACTTAACCATATTACGAACCCATGGCCATAGATTAAATTCTACGTTAAGAATATCATAAAAAAGATTATTTAATACTTCTTGTACTTTTTGATTATCTGAACGGATTGTTAAAATATCACCAAATTCATTTTTAAGTGTAGATTCATCAGAATAGATATCTAATGCAGAAGCAAGAATTGGGTCACAATCCATTGCATCATAATCTCTAAATACTTCTCTACGAACTTGTTGGTATGCCATTGATTGTGCACCACCNGATTGTTCAAAGAAAGATTTTTGAATTTTNGTGTATCTATCTCTTAATGATGATAGATTTGTTTGTTGTCTTTCATCTGCGTCAAAAACCGTTCTCTTACCTTCCTTATCGACAGTGACTATTGCCTTAGATTGAAAGAGTTTGTTTATTCTACCGAAAAATGAAGTATCCGCCATTTGTTTTTGTTTTTAATTATAACCTTTATTNTATTTCGTATTACTATACATTATAAATATATAAAACTATTTTATTCCTTATTTATAACAACCATCTAAGGTCTTCATCCTTATCACCAATTCTCATTGACCAAGGGTTTTCATCCATTGATGAATTACCACCAAACCCATCTAATGAAAATGAATTTTGAGAAATCCCACCTAATGTTCGTTTAGTTAAATCAACTCCTTCTTGTCTTAATCGAAGTGCAGTATCTCTAACCCAAAGAGCAATTCCAAAAGCCATTACCAAGTCATCATTATATCCTCTCATTGCTTCTGCACGAGAACCTGCCCAAATAAATGTGAATAATTCTTCGATTAAACGATTAGAACGGATAGTTACATCCTTCTCTCTGATATATTGTTCCAATTTAGAAATAATCAAAGGACGGGTCTTCTGTGTTGTTGAGAACCCTGCAACCATACCTCTTTCTTCTGCTCTATATTTATTATGTAACTGATGTTGGACATCTACATATTTCAAATCNTTACTCATATAGAATAAGTTTGAGTATCCTCTATCGATTATTTGTTGAATTACTGCCCAACCAATGTTTGCGTTCTCAACTACTAATAATGCCTCATTATATTCGGTTGCAAGTGATACTAGGAAATTTCCAAAATCTTTAGTATCCATCTTTCCTTTATATTCTGCGACTTGTGTAGCAGTTTCAACATCAAAGACATGACATGCAGAGAAGTCACCACCNTCTCCACGAGCAACATCGGCAACAACCATATATCCTTTATTGTAATCTGGATATTCCCATTTCCATAAATTAGAATCCCAACCTGTTTTTTCGATTGGTTCTTGAACATAAGTTTCTTTATAGAACATAAGTAATTCTGGATCAATTACAGTATCNCCGGAACTGACGAAATCACAATCACATTCCTGTGCGGCACCTTTTGGTCCTAATAAAACTTGTTGTTCATCTCTCCAACTTTGGTCTCTTTCAGGGTGAACTGACCAGTGTAAACGAATTGTGTTGAATGTGTTGTTTCCTTCTTCTGCACCAATCCAAGTTCTATGGAAAAAGTTTCCAACTCCATTTGGTGTAGAAAGGATAATTGCAGAACCCCCCGTTGATAACGTAGATTGTGCAGATATCCAAATTTCTTCAATATTATCGATAAACGCAGCCTCATCAAATACTAAAAGTGATAATGCTTCAGAACGACCTGCATCTCCAGAAGATGAAGTTGCCTTTGCTTGAGAACCATTTGCATATCGAAGTGAAAGTTTGTTATCCTCTACCGTATCTTGTTTTAACCAACTTGGTAGAAACTGATTCATAGTTCGAATCTTTGTAACTAAGTTTTTTGCAACTTCTTGTTTAGTTGCAATTACCAATACATTATAATCTTGATTAAATAACATCTTCCAAAGAGAAAATCCCGCAACCAAAGTGGANATACCAGTTTGACGAGATTTCAATACGATGTTGTATCGGTTATCTTTAAATTGAGTAAGAGTTTTTTCTTGAAAAGGATATAAGTGAAATGGAATCTTTCCTCGAACAGGATGTTGAATCATACAATACTTCTTCATAAAGTGTATTGGGTCTGAAGCACATTTCTGATACTCTAATTTAATTATTTCTTTTAATGATGCCATTAAATTATTTTAAGATTAGTACACTTGTTGCAATAACTCCTGCATACATTCCTAATTTGTAAAGAAATGTTTTGGTTCTTTGACCTTTTAATTCTTTCAAAAGTGAATCAGATTTTTCTCTTTCTAATTTAAATTGTGCATCTTTTTGGTTAATGATATAATCTAAATTATTAACTTTGGAATTTAAAGTAGTTATGACACTATCTTTTAGTGTAACCTTTTTATTTGTTAGATTTAATTCCTTTTGGGTTTCTGCTAATTCTAAAATTGCACCATCACCTTTAAGTATATCTTTAATTACCAGTTTTGCTACCGGTACTTTTAAAGGTACTATCGATTCTTGTTTCGTAACGGTTTGTGAAAAACTGATGTAACTCGTCAATAGCATAATTGTCAACATTGCTAACTTTTTCATGTGTAGTTTCCTTTATTGTTTTTATATTTGTTTGTACTTTGTTAATATCCTTATCAATCAATGTTATTTCATTATGGATGTTTTTTAAATTCTCATCTAATAATTTGTTTACAATAACAACCGAATCAACATCACGTTGAATACTATCTATTTTTGAATTATAAGATTTGACATCGGTTTTCATTTCTTTTAAGAAAAAAATGTTATACCCAACTAATCCAATTATAATAACTAATAAAAACGTTGATTTAAAATCTTTCATACAATTATATCCTCTTTTTACAAATAATGTTCGTAATTTTTACTTCGTATAACCTCAAAAGCTTCGTTTCTTTTGTCTTCTATTTCTTTTAATTCAATTTCACCACTATCGATGTATTCTTGAATTTCTTTTTTAGTTTCTTCAACTGATTGTGGTAATTCCCATTTTTCAACCGAACCATCTTCGTTGATATACTCATAAAATGGTTTTACTTCATCAATTGATTGTTTCAGTTGTTCTAATTTGATTTTACCTTCTATAATCATACGAGTATAGATTTTATAATCTTGATATTCTTCCCAAATTCCTTGTAATTTAATATCAGTTTCTATTTTTGCTAAACAATCAACACAATAACCAGTTTTTTGAATAAGTTTTGCATCGGTTTTACTT